ATCGAGATGCTCAGCTAGATATTCTGAATATGAAATATTCTTATCGAGATGCTCAGCAATATATTCAGAGTAAGCAATATTCTTGTCTAGATTTTCAGCTAGATATTCACCATAATTAATAGCCTTTTCTAGATTTTCAGCTAAATAGTCATTGTGCTTAATTAGCTTGTCAGTAGTTGTTCTAAGAGATGAGTTCTCATTTACAACAACTTGGATCTTCTCAGCTAGATAATCAAGATACTTAATAATCTTGTTATTAGTAGAATTCAATTCATCATGATACTCTAATAACTGCTCAAGCTTCTTAGGATTCTCATTGCCTTTTGAAATGGCAGCACGAACTTGATTTCTAGTCGAAGCTAATTGGTTAACGAGATATTTGGAATAGTCAGTTAGTTGTTTTTTTGTAACTAAATCATTTGCATTCATATTAAATAGTTCGTTTATTTTTGACTCGTCGGACATTTCATATATCCTAAAGTTAGATTTTTCGGTTTCATAACCAAGTGATTCATTTAGAATCTTAATATTCATTTTAGCTGAAGCAAATCCTGGATCAGCAACAATGTCATATGTAAATAGCTTTTTAAGAGTAACAGTACCATCTGATTCGGTCACTCCTGCAGCTCTAGAAGAAACGAAAATAGGACATCCGTCATTGACGAGTGCCCTTGCTTCTCTGCCCCAGTATGTACTTAGCAATTTAATTTCTCCATCTACTCTATTACCTTCTTTAACGTAAGAAGCTTTATTTATCAAATGAGAGGCTCTTGAAAGAGATGTATCAAATACATCTGGATGATCAAATTCTCCAAAAACAGCTCCCATGCTGGAAATTCGCTCATTCATTTCCTCCAAACACGGTAAAAATTTATCAGCCGTATAAATCCTATCATTTCTATTCTTAATGCCAAACTCAGTAAAAATCCCGTTCAAGATTAAATCATCTGATTTAGAATTCTCTTTCACATTGGAATTCTCTTTCACAAGAGACTGAGTTGAGTTTTCGACAATTAAAACTGATTTCATGTAAAATAATTATTTTATTAAGTATATATGAATTACAAATTCACCCTTTTGCACAAGGTGGATTTTTTATATCCATAAAAGAACCATCAACAAAATCAACTATCTGTCGAATATTTAAAAATCTACATATGTAGAATTAACGCTTATTCTATCTCTTATAAGAGATTCAATTGGATATTTAATATAAATTGAATATCGATAATAGCACCCACGAGGGTATATATGAATATTGTATATCAAACAAGATACACCATCAATTCTATATTCAACAGCATAATCTCCCGGATAAAATGATAGGAAAGATTTCCTTTCTGTAAAGTCAATATAGGTTGGATTATTGTATATTATTTTATTTTGCCAGTCCATATTCCAAACTATTATTTCACAATCCGAAGTATCAGATATCAAAATATCAATGTCCAAATGAACAGATTGGGAAAATGATGACTCATTTATCAAAAATGCTAAGAAAAGCAATAGTTTTCTCATAGATTATATATAATGGAAGCATAAATTTTTAATATATATGCCATAAAACTCCCGAATTTTTATGATACTAACAAGAGAAATAGAAGTAAAAATAAATGAGTCAAATTTTCAATATTTTGAGGATCTGGGATATAATGATATCTCCATTGGTGATAAATTACTTATACCAATTGAGCTACTATCCAAAGGATCACATCATAAAATAGAGTGTCAATGTGACAATTGTGGAATAAAAAAAGAAGTCATATATAAGAATTATATAAAATATGGTAATACATGGGGAGAGTACTACTGTCGAAAATGCTCAGAACCTAAAAGAAAGCAATCATTGAGAGAAAAATGGGGATGTGATTACCCAATACAGAATAAAGAAATATTCAATAAGATAAAATCCACAATTAGTAAAAAGAAAAGATGATTGTCGGTATTCAAAACTACAATGTGATATATTTCAAATGCGATATAGATCCAATCAAAACAGATAAGGGAAACACATTATCCTCAATAATTGGAAAATCAGATCTAAAATTTCGGATATTAATGAATGGGTCTATTTATGACTTTCAACTGGAAGATGTCTTTTTTTGTTAACACTTATTAGAATTCAAACTCATTACCTCCTGATTCTGGCTGATCACCACCTGTATCTGGTGAATTTGTATCTCCACCGCTAGGTTCTGTACCTAGATCTCCTCCAAAATCACCTCCATCCATGTCCGTTGGACTTCCTCCCATATCCCCCCCTCCAATATCTCCTTCAGATCCAGGCTCAGCAGACCCACCACCTGTTTTCTCTCTCTCCCAATATCTCCTATTCTCCTCCTTCTCTTCACTAGAAAGCTCATAGACCGTATCCATTAGATACTCTATGTGGAAATATGGCTGTCCATCAGACTTTTGAATTCCAAGTAATGTACTTAATATATTCGCAGACTTTTCCATGTTGCCTAATTTTTTCCACTTCTCAAATAATTGATTCGAATTAAAATCTATATCAATACTATTCAAAAAAACCTCATCATCTTTCAATTCAGGGAACTCAACAAGCATTTGTAATTTTAATGGTTTGGTTATAAGTTCTTTAAAATTAGCCCTCAATCGACCAACGAAAGTGCTAAACCTAACCTCATCCCGAGTCATTTCCGAGGCATCAGAATATATATTTCCACCACCGTTTTCCTTTTCAAACCTAGAAAATGGTATCTTAGAAGCCCTTTTCAAAATATTATAAAACCAAGTCAAGATATCATTCTCATTCAAATTGTGACCCTCGGGAGAAACTAGCTCCATATTTGGAGTACCGGCATCACCATCCGGAAACCAAATTTGCTTATTGTATGGCAAGTGCTTTGATCCATTTATTGTCAATGTCCCCAATGAATCATCCCATTCAATTTCCTCAGAATAGTCATGTATTAATTGACCAATTTGCTCTTCGGCTCTCTGCCTAGATAGTCCCTTAGTAGGTATTGTGAATTTTTGATAAATTGACGCATGAACAACATTATACATTATTCTAGTCTGTTCAAGAATCTTTAATTGGTTATAAGGCTTTATAAGTCCTTCTATGTAAGAAACTTCGGAATAATCATTTTGAGTTGAATATGAAATATAAACGATCTGAGAGTCCAAAAATATCCTTCTCAATTGAGGGTCTTCTGGATATTGAATCCATAGATGTCCTATTGAAGGCTCAAAAGCCGGAACCACAGTTTCTGGTCGTATTCTATTAAAATGAATTATATTCTTTTTCTTATCATCCCAAACAACTTCCATAGCAATGTACCCATCAATGAGGAATTCTTTCATAAGATTCCATGCTGAAATAGAATCTGAAAATCCATACCTATTATAGATAACTTCAAAATATTCCTGGTACTTATCTCTGATTTCTTGAGAATAATCATTTGGTAAATTTCTTGGTTTACAAAAATCCTTATCAGAATAAATTATTCCTTCATCACAAACAATAGAAACAAAATCTCTCAGTTCATCCTTTATGGAATATTCCCTAAGAATTCTTCGTTTATCTGGATAGGACCTATCGAGATATGGAATTGATTTTCTATTCAAAACCGAAGCAACCGCTCTCCTAGAAAAAAAATCATACATGGAATTTCCCTGTTGAGAATAAGGATCTTCGTTTATCCCTACGCCAACCTGATTTCTCATGATCATATCATCATAATTCATCCCCCATGAGGATAGATTTCTTAAAATTCTACTGAATAGTCCCTTATTTTCAACAGCCGAATTGACATATTGAAAATTTCCCTGTTGATTGTTAGGATTATATGATGCCATCTGATCGTATTTTTATATCTCTATATATAAATAATCCAATCCTCATCGGAATTTAGAAAAATAGAATTTAGTAAATTCCAAATGATTATAGTTGGAGTCTATATCACAAAATTTATACTCAACTTCCGAAAGGATATTATAGTGACTGATTTCAACACATAAGCTATACAGATACACATCGGAAGTATCCATAGTCACGCTCTCACAAGAAATTCTATATTTCGAAATTTGATTATCCACAATACTTCTAGAACAATCATCAACTCCAAAATATTGAAAAATTAAAGAATCTAAAAACAGAGAAATCTCATTAGATAAATTTAATTTCAATTTATCTAATGAGATTTCCCTTAGAATATTTTGATCTTTGCCTGTTAAATTAGAGACAGATCTAAAAGCCAAACTATCAGAAAAATAGACATCACACGGAAAAATAACTTCTCTTATATTCGAATCTTGATTGACAATTTGAATGTTTTTGCTAGATGAGCAAGAAAAAAGAAAAAGTATTATCCAAAGAAGATTACGCATAAGCTGGAACCTGCCCATTTTTAGGCACTGATCCCGAAAACTTAACAGTGCTAATCAATTGATAGCATATTTCATATGGATTGGCATTAGATGCCGGTCTTCTATCCTCGATATATCCCGGAGTAGAGTCATCATCGATAGTTGATGGTATTCTAATAGAGGCTGTCCTGTCCCCTATTCCCCACCTAAATTCATTAATAGAACATGTCTCATTAGCTCCCGTAAGTCTCAGTTCATTATATGAACCATAAACAGAAATATGATCATCAACATTTCTACCAAGTCTTTCACAGGCCTCAATAGCCAATCTTCTCTTATGAGACATATCATTTCTCATTTCTTGAGTTGAAAAATTAACATGCATTCCACTACCATTCCAATCATTTCCCTGAAAAGGCTTTGGATGAAATTCAATAGCATAGTTATAAACCTCGGAAAGTCTCTGCAAAATCCACCTTGAAATCCAAAGTTGATCAGATCCATCAACAGCATAAACAGGACCAATTTGATATTCCCATTGACCAAGCATTACTTCCGCATTTGTGCCAGAGTAATTCAGGCCAGCACTTAAACAAAGTCTAGCATGCTCTTCAGCAAACTCTCTACCAGAAACATTATTACCCCCGACTCCACAATAATATTCACCCTGTGGCCTTGGATACCCATCTCGTGGCCATCCTAATGGCCGGCCAGTATTTCGATCGTACACAATATATTCCTGTTCGAATCCAAACATACAATCTTTAGATATGTCATTTTTTGACACCATATCATCTAGACTATACCTCGTATTGGATACATGGGGTGCCATATCAACATTGTATACCTCACACATAACTAGAAATCCATTGCTTCTGAATGGATCTTTATATTTAGTCTTAGGAACTAAAATCAATTCTGACTTCTTAGTCTCGGCCTGCCCGGTAGAAGAACCATCATAATTCCAATTTGAAAGTTTTATTTTATCTGAATTCTTTTCTGAGACGATTTTTGTCTTTGATCTTACTTGCTGAGGCGTTGATCCATCTAGCCAAATGTACTCTAAAAAATATTGATTCATATGTATTTATTGATTAATTTATGATTTATAGTTAAAATCAAATTAGTTGTTTCCGAACTTTTGGAAACTTTTTTTAATCCTATTGATGTGATTTCTCAAAATATCATAATTTTCAGAAATTTCTTCTGTAAGATCGTAAAAATCATCCAACAAAGCCATTGTCATTTCTTGATGCCTCACCTCCTTGGTCTTGAGCTTGGCCGCCCATATCTCCATCAATTTGATCGGATCATATTTATTTTTTGGATAGGAAGAATATAAAAACCTAGGTAATAAGTCTAAATGTATCCTATGTGCTAATTTGATTTGAGAGACATTATACTCTACCAACGAATATTCAAATCCAATCCTAATCAACTCTCTATACATACCCTTGAAATCAACTTCTAAAAATGAATTTTTCTGAAAGTCCTTATCAGTTATGAACTTATCAAATATTCTAGATCTCAGCTCCAATGGAATAAAATTAAAATTTACCGCCATAACAATTACTATCCCCTTAAATTTTTTGAAATCTACAACGAAAACAGGAGAATATTTCATCCAATTAGAATCGTCTAGATAATGAAAATGATAAAATCCACCAGGAGTAATATCTATATTAGAAATAGCAGAACACATATCATCCGTCTTTGAATACTTATCCAACATGAACAATGAATTACTCTTATAAAAATCAACCAAATTGCCACCATTAATCCTAATACTATCTTTAACTCTTTCCCCTAGTGGTCCCATCTTCAGAATTTATTTAATATTTCATCCGTTATTATAATGAATTCATATCCTTTTTTCTGACAAAATTCAATCATGGTTTCCCATTTAGCACTATTCTTTTGGCTCATCTTGAATTTATATTCAAGATTTTTTAATTTTTTAGTTGTTGGATCCTTAGGTATATTGAATTTTCCTTCTCTGAAAAGAATAACATCATTGTATTCAGATTTAGGCTTAACTTCTGCTATAACCATCTTGATCGAGTCCTTGATCTTCATCTCATAATAAAAATCTGGATAATACCTTCGATTCTTATAAACCACATCACTATTTATAATTTCTTTGGAAGTATATGGTATTTCAAATATTTCCGCCGACCACCTAATAACACTTGGATTAATATCCAACCATCTCATCATTTTTTTTTTTTTCGAGTGAACTTCTGTAGTACACTCCACCTAAACTATTCAATTTTATTACCTTATCTTTATTATCAGGTACATAATTTCCCTGATGATAGCTACTATTGCTAGGTTTGGAATTTATCATGACTATTTAAATAATTTTTAACTATTTCTGTAGATTTTTTCAAATCCTTATAAGATATCCTAAGTAGATTTATTTTGTTTTCTAAGCAAAATTGATTCTTTCTATCGTCTCTATATTTATTCATTTCAAATGCAGCAACACCTCCAAAATATTCAATAGGCCTAAAATGATGGTGTCCATCATATTCTATACATAGATTATAATCAGATAGATAAAAATCATATCTCAGCTTTCCCCTAAATACACAACCATCAAATGTTTTTTCCTCTATAAATGAAATATTATTCAAAGTAAGATAATTCTTTATAAAAGAATGTCCCCTGCTTTTAGTTTTACATAAAGTACAACCTGACCCACCCATGTGTATATATGATAATTGCTCAAACATTCCGTGATCAGGACATTTAATTTTTATCTTATCAGTGGTTAAAACATAATAAGTATCAATGAGGTATTGATACTTATTATTATGTAAATTATTAGCCGCTATCAAAAAATCAGCATAATTTGTTTTTCTACCATCATATGAACATTTTGAGCAAGGAGTTCCATTCATATGAGAATAAACCTCAACATCAAAATCCCCATGCAAACTACAAATAACCGTCATTTTATTTGCGACTCCATTAAAAACAAATTTGGAATAATCATAAACACCATTGTGAATTTTATTACATATATCAACAATTTCCGATCTATTATATTTAAAATTCCTACCCGAATTCTTTATAAAACGACTTCTTAATTTAGAAACACATCTAATGCAACCCCTACCATGTAAATGAGAATAGGCTTCTTGATAGAATTCTCCATGAACAGGACAAATTATTTTTACCTTTTCCCTAGATCCTCTATAAACAACCTGATCATAATTATAATATCCGTTATGCACCTTGGAGCACCTGTCCTTAAATTCCAAATCTGACATTTTACTAGACCCAAGGTTACACAAAGAGCATCCCCTTCCATTTTTATGGTGGTGAGGAGATTGGTGAAAAATTCCATGAATTTTACAAATTATCTTAACCTTATCAAAGCTTCTCTTATATTCAACTAATGAATAATCATATCTATTTCCATGGATAATTTTTGATTTTTCTAAAAATTCATTCATGAATTTATTATTTCTAGCATCATTTTTACAAAAATCACATTGTGGTGCACTTGAAATAAAATTTCCATGAATATGACATTTAAATTCAAATTTATTATCAATTCTTTTAACAAAATCTATATTATTTGGCAATTTGATATTTTTATTTCTTAAGCATTTCGAACAACCCTTTCCATTTTTATGATTCCAAGGTAATTGAAAAAAGGGCCCATGAACTTTACAAATTATTTCAATCTTTGTTTTCCAATTGAAATAAATAGATTTAGAATAATCATACTTATTTCCATGAACAGATATAGACTTAGATATGAAATTTTCCAATGTATCTCTATGAAAATTAGAAACTCTAATCTTTGAGCATTCAGCGCACCCTTTACCAGAAAAATGATTAGATGGCGTTTGTTTAAACAACCCATGAATTCTACAAATTATGTCAACTTTTTGATTGCTACCCCTATATTCAACTTTAGAATAATCGTAAAAGCCATTATGTATAAAAGATGATCTTTTTATAAAATCGTCTGTGGTTAAACTTTTACCCATATACTATATATAGTAATTCATCTCCTATTGGATAGATATGAACAGGTGTATTTTACAATTATGGGAAGAATCCGAAAGAGGATGGGGAGTTAGGCCAGATGGATGCACAATACATCTAAACGAAGAATGTCGAAAAAATTATATAAATGGCGTATATAAAAATC